TGGCAACATCCTGCGTATTGAACACCCTGACGGCTCCCTCAGCGTGTCGTTGGACGGCAAGCCAATTGAAGACAACAAGAAAGAAAAGAACCAAGAATGGTTCGCCAATTTGGCGGAAGAAATTGACGACGCTGAACTTGGCCGCATTGCTGATTTGCTTCTTAAGGGCATTGATGAGGACGTTGAGAGCCGCAAGGAATGGATTGAAGAACGCGCCCTCGGCTTGCGTCTCCTCGGACTGAAGCTTGAAATCCCCGGACAACAGGGAACCGCTGACGGCGCTCCCGTTGAGGGCATGAGCAAAATTCGCCATCCATTGATGCTTGAGTCGGTTTTGCGTTTCCAAGCCAATGCGCGTGGCGAATTTCTTCCAACAGACGGCCCGGTTAAAATCCGCGTAGACGGCAATAACGGCTCCCCGGATCAAGACATGCAAGCAAACGCCCTTGAGCGTGACCTAAACCATTATTTGACCGTGACAGCCAAAGAGTATTACCCAGACACAGACAAAATGCTGTTCATGGCTGGGTTTGGCGGTTCCGGGTTTAAGAAAGCTTATTTTTGTCCGTTACGAAATCGTCCAGTTCTTGAACAAATTGACGCAGATGATTTGATTGTGAACAATGAGGCTACAAGTCTGTCAGACGCAAGGCGTATTACGCACCGGATTATGATGCGTCCGTCAGTTGTTAAGCGCATGCAGATTATTGGCGCATACCGAGACATTGAACTTGGACGGTCAAAACAGCGCGAACTTGACGCGGTGCAGCAAGAAAAGAACGCAATTCAAGGAAAGGCCGACGAGGCATCGTTTTATGACGATAAAGACCGCGAAATTTACGAATGCTATTGCGAATTAGACATTTCTGGCTTTGAACACAAGATTGATGGCGAAATTACGGGCCTTGAAGTGCCTTACCGCGTCACAATTGACCTTTCTTCTCGCCAAATCCTCAATATTATCCGTAATTATGACGAAGATGAGGAACTCCCAGAGGCAAAACAGCACTTTGTGAAGTATACATTTGTCCCGGGCATGGGTTTTTACGATATTGGCCTGTTGCACATCCTCGGCAACACCACAAATGCCCTTACGGCGGTGTGGCGCGAGATGCTTGACGCCGGAATGTACTCAAACTTTCCCGGTTTCTTGTATGCCAAGACATCAGGACGCCAGAACAGCAACATTTTTCGTGTGCCGCCGGGTGGCGGGGCGCAAATTGACACGGGCGGCATGCCTATTCAGCAAGCCGTGATGCCATTGCCATATAAAGACCCGTCTGCTGCCCTCGGACAATTGGCTGTAGCCATTGCAGAGTACGGCCAACGTGTCGGCGGTACTGCGGAAATGCAAGTCGGTGAGGGCCGTCAGGATGCGCCCGTAGGAACCACGCTGGCGGTCATTGAACAGGCCCAGAAAGTCCTTAATTCCGTTCACAAGCGCATGCATTCTGCTCAGGCCGAGGAGTTTCAGCTTCTTGCCCGTTTGTTCCGGGAACATCCGGAAAGCTTTTGGCAGCGCAACAAGCGCCCGGCGGCTCCGTGGGATGAACAGACATTCCTCAACGCCCTCAACAACTATGATTTGGTTCCACAGGCAGACCCAAACACCGCAAGCCACATCCAGCGCGTCATGAAAGTGACGGCTCTGATCCAATTGGCCCAGCAAGCACCCGATCTTTACAATTTGGATGCTGTAAACCGCGAAGCACTTACCACCCTTGGCTGGAATAACCCAGATGCTCTTCTGCGCGATCAGGTTTCTCAGCCAACGCCTCCTGATCCACAGGCTCAGGCAGCAATGGCATCCGCTCAGGCGGCCACAATGACCGCTCAAGCCAAGATGATGGACGCACAGACCAAGGCGGCTGAGGTCCAAAACAAATCTGGGCAAGGCGACGGCCCTGCGGCGCAAATGGAACATCAAGTTAAAATGGCGGAAATTCAGCAGCGCATGATTGATACTCAATTGGATGCTGCAAACCGCAAACGTGACCGCGAGTCCCGCGAGCGCCTTGCAGCAATCAAGCTTGCCGAGCAAATCATGCAAAACCCGCAAGAACTTGAAACACTGCGCGGCATTGTCCCTGCGGATATGCTGAACAGACTTGAAGGAAATGAACCAAATATTGAACCAAACCCTCAAGCAAGCATTCAGTAGGCGCAAATGTCTGATCTTCAAATTGACCCAAAAGCAATATTTAACGATTATTTAGGTAATCTGTTAAATTCATCTGCCGGGGCTGTACATGACACCCAAATGCGGGCTGTCAACGATCCGCAAGACTTTGCTACAGAATATGCCGCCCTTGCCCTTGGCGCTGCCCCTGATATTGCCGCAGCAGTCCCAAATGTTGATAAAATTATTGCCGGGGAAAAATATGAAGCGCCTTGGGGAACTGACTCGTGGAATGAATGGTTCAAAGAACATGGTTTGCAAAGTGAGCATGTAAGTCCCGAGGCGCATTACGGCGCTGTAGGCGCTACGTTGTTCTTGCCAGCCATTGATACTGTGTCAGGTACGGCTGGGTTGCTTGAGCATGGCCTTCACCACCTTCCCGTCACGGTAAATATGGGCAGAAAGGTATTGTCCCCGCTTCGTAGAGACGTTTCCGCTATTGAAAGCGGGATGAGGCGAAAGGACCAAGACATTGAAGCTTTGGTCCGTGCTGAAGAGGCCATGCATCCAAGACTTTACAGGACAGCGGACAGGCTAGCTGAACAAGTTGAACGCGCAGAAAAGGCAGCCGGGAACACTGGCAAGGGCTTAATTTATCAAGCTGAAACATACCCCGGGCAAGGTGCGCCAGAAGGTGCTGGGCATCTCGCACATCTTGCAGAGTTAGAGCATGCTCGTGGCGGCCCTGTACATCATGCACTAAAATTAGCGCAAGGCATGTTTGGAGGTCACTATGGTTGATGATGTTTATGACGATCCGGATGTTGCGGACGCAATGCGGATTGCATCATCAAACATTGAAGACCCAACCATAAAAGCGCGGGCCGCACAGCAAGCACCAGATTATACTGGGAACTTTTTTCAAAACCTTGGCGAAGGTACTTTAAACATTGCAAATAAAGGTTTGCATTATTTGCAAACACACAATGCAAATCAAAGTTGGCAAGATTTAGGAAATTGGGCAGGAGGATTCGCCGAAAGATTTGCTAAAGATTATCAAGAAAATCCTGTCAAAGCCACATTTGATTATTTGTCTCCATATGGATACATGACAAGTGCGCCTTCTGATGCACTCGCAATTAATTCTGAAATTAATAAACAAAAGAAGTTGGGGAACGCAGAGGCCGCTGCTGCCGCATCTATTGGTTTGCCAATGCTTGCAGCGGGGATTTTACCCGGAATTGGGAAAGAAGAACGCGCCATTGAAGCGGATTTAAAGAAAGGTGCTGTTGGAGATATTTCAAAAGCATTAACTAAAGACGCCGAAAGTTCTGTCCCGGTAACAAAACCAGTTGAACAAAACCCGGGTTTTCAATTTAAAATTGATAAGAAAGAAAAAGAAAAAGCAGATTTTAAACTTTCAGATGAAGATGTATCAACCATATCCGGGATTGCATCCGAAAATGGGGTTCCGCAAGACAAGGCGGCGGAATCTTACAGACGCACGTTAAGTAAACACAACCCAGAAGAGGGTTGGCAAAAACCAAAGGTTGTCGGCTTTGAAACAAAAAAAGACAAAACAATTAAATTTGATGAAGAGGGTTATCCTGTATTAAAATTTGCAGAAGAACCATATAATTTTCATAGACCAGTTGGCTCTGAAACAGAGCGCATGGGGGCGACAGATTGGAACCCTCAACACGTTGACGATATTGCAGATAAAATTGTTAAAGAAGTAACAGATGTCGCAGATAGAGCAGATAAAGGCGACAAAAACGCTGGCGTTATTATGGGTGCAAAAAACTGGTATCGTGAAATGCGTACCAGACTGCGTACAGAGTACGGAAGTTTTGCAGACACTCTTGCAGACGTTCTTGGAACAACAAGCGCACAAACTGGCGTAAGGCAAAACTGGGATAATGCTATTGAAGTTTTGTCGCAATTTTCTCGCGGCGCTTATGACCGGGCGTTAACAAAGCTTGATGATTTTTTAAAAAACGGTGGAGAAATGGGTTCCGCTGGAGCCACAACCGGGGACGGCTACATAAATAGGCATTTGAAAGACGTTGAAAGTGCTATCCCAGATGCAATTAAACAAGCAAAATCTGAAGGATTAAAAGACCCAAAAGAAATAGAAAGAAGAGCAAAAGAAATAGCGTTTCAAACTGCCCAGCAGGGTGATTATCCATTAATCACAAAAGCTGATGGCAAAACATTGTTTAATGCCAACTCTCCTCAAACAATGCTTGCACTCCTTGATAAGTTCAGAGAAAGAAAAGCTGGAGATAGCCCAAAAACACCAAACTTTACTGGTAATCTTATTGGATATTCCGATAAAGCAACCATTGACGTATGGGCGGCGCGGTTTTTGCGCCGTCTTTCCGGGCGAGACAGGATTATGCCGGACGCTGAATCCGGTGTGTCGGGCGGTGTCCTTGAAAATGCGCTTCCATCTGGAGTTCAAACGGGTGGCGAATTTGGTTTTGGTCAAGAAACGTTTAGAAAAGCAGCGGATAAGTTGCGCCAAGACCCACGGTTCGCAAATCTTGGAGATGACGACCTACAAGCCATTGCGTGGTTTCTTGAAAAAGAAAAATGGACAGAAAATGGATGGACAAGTAAAGCCGGAGAAGGTGGAAGCTTTGAAAACGAAGCAAATTTTGCTGGCACTTCAGACAGGCAAGCATTAAAAGACACAAGAAATGCGGCTGAAACCGATCCTACATTTAAAGAACGAACCGATATTAAAAAAATTGTAGCCGACCCGGACAGTTTTAGACCCAAAAATGCACAGGATGTAGCAAAGTATTCTTATCCTGAAGCAAAATCAAAAATGGACGAATATAGTTGGGTAAAAGATTTCCCGACGGATGCTAAACTTCGCAGTGAAGTTATGTCTAGATTTGGCATTGATGACAAACAACAAGCAACCGATCTGGCAAAAGAAATATTGTCAGATTATAGAGAAGCAAAATCTGTAGTTAATAAATTTGATACAAAAAAGAACAGACTGTCTACGCTTGAAGAAAGATTTAAAACGACACAGGAAGAAGCAAACAAATCTTTGGAAGAAATGCAGTCTCTTCCTGATAGATTTGTTGCAGGAATTTCTCCGCACAGAATGGATGATCCGGCTACAGCCGCTTATTTTGAAGCCGGGCAAAAAGAATTTTCTGATGTCTTAAATAAAGACCCAGAAGTTATGATGCATAAGGCGACGCCAAGTCGTGGCCGCTACATAGCGCCTGATGGGCAAATTTATGATGAGCCTTCATATGATATGGAATTTGTGACAAGGCAAAATTTCAATCCTGATGGCATTTTCAAGAAAATGGTTGAACAGGCTAAAACCCGTAACCAAGATTCAGTGTTCTTGTCTCAGGTTGTTCCTCCCGGTGAAATGGCAAATGCAAACCCCGGGATTGAAATATATTTTAACAAAAAACTTGATGATACCGCCGTGGATAAACTTACTAAAGAAATCCACGACATGGGAATTGATGCCGGGTTTACATTTTCTACAGACTTTAAGCATCAAAACCGCGCTGGCGGTGGACAGGGTCAGGGCCAGTATGTTGGTCTGAGAATGCAGTTTATCCCAGAATTTACGGATGCTACCGCTGAGACCAAAGCGGCAAAAATTTCTAAAGCAAAAGATGATATGGTTAATGCCATTGAAAAGATTAAAGGTCTTGATGGCGTGTCAGCCGCTAACTATATAGAGTACAACACTAGAGTTATGTTCAACGGAGACTACGATGGATACCTTAATGGACATGTACCAGAGGGCAGTTCGTTTGCATGGCGAAAACAGCCTAGCGGC